TTGTGTATTTTTTTATTTACAATGTTTGGTGTATAGGGTATAATATTCTTAGAATAACAAAAAACCTCTAATTATTGTAGGGTTTCCACTTGCTCCTCCATTCCAAATCTTTAGGCTCATCATAATCATATAATGCCTCATAGCCTCCATCAACTTCGCTAGTATCTAGATTATCAACATCATCAGTAAATACTTGGTCTAATATAATACCAATCTCCTTTTCAGTCAAATTATCTTGGAGATTAAGCTTGATAAGATATTTGTGATATTGTATTTGAATGTCTTCACTTACTGCAGCCGATGTAATTATATTGCTTTTCTGTATTTGAATTATATCCTCGTCATCAGTTAAAACCCATGGGATGAGAAAAGAACTTCCTTCGGGTGTCAATATTATCTCTACTGCCCCTGAAATGTAGAAAGATTGTGTTTCTTTATCATAGTGCTTCTCATTGGCTATCACACTGCTACCATCGCGCAATCGGTAATTTATCAGTGCAAATTTGTTTAAATAGTCTTTCAACTCTTTTTTCATATAGGTACTTCGTGAATATTGTAGATAAACTTTTCTTTAGAGTATATTTTTACACGCTCAATAGCGTGATTTAGTGTATAGTTTTTCTTCTTTTTCCAAGAAAGATCATCGGCTAAATCATAGATTGTAGTACCTTGTCCATCCTCTGTCTTTCTTAAACCTCGACCAATTGATTGTAATACTCTTATCTGCGATTTTGTCGGAGATGCAAACATTATGTTGTGCAGGTTAACTATATTTATACCTGTAGAAAAGGTGCCTACACTCGCTACGATAATTGCATTCTTTTCTTTCTCTGTAATCTCACGAATTTTTTCTCTTTCTTCTGCATTCACTGCGCCCGACACAAAAAATACTTTCCGGTCAGTGCCCTTCAACTTTTCTGCAAATGCATCATATAAAGGTTTACCGTGTTTCTGGACAAGATTATACAAAACAAGTGAATTGCCCTTTTGATCACATGTAAGATTTACAATAAATCTATTTCTTTTTTCGTGAGAAACTATATGATCGATTTCATCTTGGTACTTTAGTCCTCTACACAATTTTCTTTCTTCGTCTGAATACTTAAGAACTAAACATTGAATAGTTAGCTGCGCTAATGTGTCAGAATCGATAAGCTCTTTTGTTGTAGTAACTTTATACACTGGACCAAAATTACCTTCAAGAGTCATTTGGTTTGCTATTGTATCGTCAATAGTTCCTGTGGTTCCTATTCTAAAACCAGCATTTACTAACCTGTTCATAATTGTAGTTAGTGACTTAGCTTTGAATGTATGTGCTTCATCCCCGATGATCATGCCGTAGACAGCAAACCAGGATTGTGGTAAATTAATCGCGCTTTGCCATGTAGTAACAACTACAGACGAATCAAAACCACTTTTGTCTTTACCAGAGTATATCCGATGAACATCTTCAGTAACATCAAAGGATTCATCCTGCCAAGAATATGACTCAAAGTCTTTGTACATTTGTTCTACTAAAGATGTAGTAGGCACGACGATTAAAACCTTTTTATCCATTTCATGGTTTAAATAATGTCTCATCATCATGTAGATAATAAGAGATTTTCCTGACCCAGTTGGAGAAATTAGTATTGCTCTTTTATTTTGAATTCCGTGAACAAAAGCGTCGAACTGATAATCTCGCGGATTAATAAATTTGTCCTTTATACTTATTTTTGAGCCTTTAATAAATTCTTCTAATTGATCCTTTTCAAAGAATTCAGCGTTCTTCATTGACTCATCATGTACAAGTTTATATCCACGCTCTTGGCAAAATTCAGCTACACGCTTCATTAAACCGTATGGAATAGTTTGTGACCGAGAATCAAAAAGCCGTATTTTACCATCCCAAAGTTTATTTCTATAAGCTGGCATAAACTTATAACCTTCTGCAAAAAATGTAAAATATTCGCTAAGTTCCATTAGAATACCAGAATCATCTGATCTAAGGATAACTTTTGCCTCATTTTTCTTATACGCAGTTATCATTACATGCCAGAAGTAAACTTCTTAAATTCCAATATATTTTTTACATGGGTGTGACGCCATCTAATATTGCCCATGATTTCTTCCAGAGTTTCAACAATTGTTTTTTGGTAATCAATCTGTGCTTTTATTTTTACAAGATCTTTGTCAGTTGAATAGTACATATCCATATCAGACTTCATAGGCTTAGACATGCCATCAAACGGATCATACTTCCATTTGTTCTTATCCATATCATCTTTAGTCATCTTCCCATTGTAGTAAAGCCACTTATCTTTTTTCATAGATACATACTCCATTTCTTTTTTCTTAAGCATTAGTTTTGCCATAGAAAAAAGCTCTAGGTATTTTGCGTGTAATTTGGAAGATTTAAGCGTCTCGTCATCAAGGCATACGTCATCAATAACAGCATCCTTTTTCCACATCATTAAAATATCATTCAAATCCATCATATAGTATTATTTATTACTATTTTATGATTAGGAATTCGTCGTATCTAAAGGCAACATCAGCCTGTGCATATTCTACATCATTTGACTGTACGTTAAAATCTACACCGCTTAAAGAAGTAGGAAAAGCATTCTTAAATTGAAATTGTTTATTAACAGTGTTATGACTAGACATAACTGAAAGAATCATATCAGCAACTTCATACTTTTCAGTATTATCCTTCATCCAATTATATATTTCTGTATAGTTTTTCATATCTTCGTCAATGGCGAACCTTAAACTCAATCCTCCAAATTGACGAGTCTCACTCGTTTGATACGAAACGCCTCCTCTAAAATTCATTTGAACTTCACCAGAAGTAATCTCAGGTATACCAAAGTTCGTTATAAAGTACTCGGTGTTAGCATACTTCTGCCGATTGATTGTAAGTTTAAAACCAACAGGAGAAAGAAGATTCATGTTAGATGTTAAATTATTCTGAGCCATACATGTATTTATACAAAAAAGAGGGCCCTCTTTCGAGGACCCTCTTAAATTTAGGTTTTTAAACCGCCGTATTAAACAAGTGTGTTAATGTTCTTAACGCGGAATGTACGGAAGTATGGGTTACTATTAGCAGCACCAACACCATTAAGTGTAACCATTGGGTTAGCAACAAGACCGTAACGTGTCTTGAATGCAATCTTCGGCTGGAAGTTGTTCTCTCCAACAGCACGAACCATAGTAAGAGGAACGTACGGGCAGTAGAACACACCAGCGTCATATGGGGAAGTTCCCTTATAACCAACAGTGGCGTAGTCATTTGTAGCATATGGGTCAACATACACTTTCAGGCTTCCATTGAGTGTACCAGCAAAGGTATTACCAGCAGCATCAACAGCAATTTCACCTTCTCCGCCAAACTTAAGTTGACCACCAGCAGCAAGTGCAGAAGCAACGTTGCTTGAGCAGATAACGAAGTTACCCTTACCACGACGTGTTTCTAATGCAATTTGGTTGGCTTCCTTCTCGATCTGGAAGATCAAGGACTGGAATTTCTCAACAGCCCAACGGCCGTCGGCTTGTGTCTTAAGGTCAAACTCGTGTTTAACACCAATACCGGCTTCCTTAGCAGTAACAACGATGTTACGGATAACCTCACGGTTGATTTCCGCAAGGATCTCACCGGAAAGGATGTTAGCAAGCTCAGACTCAGCATCAAGGCCGTGAACAGCTTTGAGGTCTTGAGCAAGCTCCATGGTGTACTCAGCTTTGAGCTGACGAGTCTTAGCAGTAACAGTCGACTTTTCGATAGTGAAACCCATATTCGCAAGCGAAGAGGAAGCTTCACCAGTAGCTGTAACGATACCAGTTCCCGTATTGGTAATAGACGGAGCAGGAGAATCGAAGAGTCCCTTAGTCTGTGTACCAGCACCAGAGAAGTCTGTGTCAGCCTCATTGAAGAGTGCTTCAGCATCAGACGTTGCGATTGCGTTTGAAGCGTGACCGAAACGAGCCTTCATTGCAAAGATGAGACCAGTAGGACCAGACATAGGCTGGACACCAGCGACATCATAAGCGATGAGGTTAGGCATTGCCCGGCGAACCAATGAGATAAGCACTGGATCAGGGTTAACGACAGCAGACGTTTGGTTCTGTCCCTCGCTTAAAACACCGAATGAAGATGCGGCAGACTCCTCACGGAGTGCAACTTCAGTGTTCTCGAGTAGTTTGGCTGTTACAGCCTTCTTATAGCTATCAGTGATAGCGGGAGCGTCAGCGTGCTCAAGCACGGGAGCCCATTTTTGTAGTTCTTTTTCTGCGTTTAGCATAATAGTTTTTCTTTCTTTTGTTGTTTGGTTGGGTTATTTGAA